AAAAGGATATGCAGAGGGACAAGAGAATCTAGATGCTTACAGAAGAGGACTACCTACCAAATAAATTGACTTTTTTAGTCCAAACTTTATATTACACAATATGAAAAATAAAAGCATAGCTATTGTTGGATTAGGCAATAGTTTTTCAGAATATATTTTAGCTAAAATTAGAAGCGAAAAGTTCGATGAAGTTTGGGCAATAAACGCTATGTCTGGAGTTATATATCATGATAAATGTTTCATGATGGATCCACCGTCAAGGTTTTTAGATACACCTAACGCTGGAACACAAACAAATATAATGGCAGAAAGATTAAAAACAAAAATAAATGTTCCTATTTTTTCTTGTACGTTAGATGAAAGATGTCCAGATGTTGTAGAATATCCACTACAAGATGTGTTGCAGAAAACTAAATATGCATATTTAAACAACACTGTTGCTTATGCACTTGCCTATGCAATAGCAGAAGAAGTTTCTGATCTACATTTGTATGGTATAGATTTCACACACAAAGCAGTTAATTTTGCAGAGGCAGGTAGAGCTTGTTGTGAGTTTTGGTTAGCTATAGCAGTATCTAAAGGAATAAAACTTCACATAGCAAATAGTTCTTCTTTGTTAGACACTAATGTTTCAGAGGATCAAAAACTATATGGCTATCATAGGCTGGATGACCCACTAATTTCTACAACTACACAAGGTGAAATGTTGATTACTAAAAAATCTAAACTAGATCCTCCAGAGCCTTTAGATGCGACACCTAATATAATTGGTAGAGAGGACATACCAGGAGTAACATACGAGGAGAAGAAAAATGTTTAACGTAGGAGTATCACAAGCTGGGAAAGTAAATGTAATGACTTCAGACAAAGGTGGTTTAAACAACGAGCAAATAGCTGATTTAGCAGTTGATAAAATAGTCAGCATATCCGATCAAGCACCTCCACATATAAGACAACAAGCAAATCAATTTAGAGAACATCTTAAAAAAGTATTGTATCACTACCTAGTCTTGGCAAGAAAGGAAGAGCGTGGTACTATAATCCAAGCCTTAAGATCTAGTGGTCAAAAGGAAACAGCCGAATTTATAAGGAGACTCTAATATGGCTATAGCACAAGCAATGTGTACTTCCTTCAAAAAAGAGTTGATGGAAGGTGTACACAATTTTAAAAACTCTGGTGGAGATACTTTTAAGTTAGCACTTTATGCAGAAGGTAGTGGTGGTAAGTCGTCTACAACTGCAACATTAGGAGCTACAACAACTGCATTTACAACAACTGGTGAAGTCGCATCTAGTGGAACATATGCAACTGGTGGTGGTTCTTTAACAAGAGTAGACCCAAGCACATCTGGTACTACTGCGTTTACAGATTTTGCAGACTTGAGTTTTACAACAGCTACAATTACTGCAATGGGAGCTTTGATATACAATAGCTCTGATAGTAACAAAGCTGTATGTGTTTTAGATTTTACATCTAACAAGACATCAACATCTGGTACATTTACAATACAGTTTCCAACTGCTGACGCTTCAAACGCTATTATCCGTATAGCATAGGGTAACTCCTTATGGCTAACGGTTGGGGACAAGGCACCTGGGGTGCTGTTGGCTGGGGTGGTATTGGTAACACTTCTTTTGCTGTTACTGGTGTTGCTGGTACAACAGCTGTTGGTGATGAAGGAACTACTGCTGGTTCTCTTGTAATAGAGACTGGTTTACAGGCAACTGGATCTGTAGGCACAGTAACGGCTAGTAGTATTCACATCATCGTACCCACTGGTACATCTGCAACTGCTTCCGTTGGCACTGTATTACCTAAAATACCTATTTCTTTTGGTGTTACTGGTTTAGAAGCCACGATTGGATTTTTAACTGGTTGGGGCAACGATGGCTGGGGTGCTGGAGTTTGGGGTGGTGGTGTTTTTGCCGATGTAGGACAAACGCTTACAATGACTGGTTTAGAAGCAACTGGTCAATCCAATAATCCAACAGTTAGTGGAACATGCACTTTTAGTGTTACTGGTGTTGCAGGGACAATGGCAATCGGTGATGCACTCGCAGGTGCAGGTGCAAGAGTTGTTGAAACTGGACTTACTGGTACAGTAAACATTGGTGATGAGGCAGTTACTGGTACGGCACTTGTTTCACCTACTGGTGTTTCTGCTTCTACATTAATAAGTGGATATTCTGCTACAACAATAACAAAAACTGTAACTGTAGTATCAACTGCTGGAGGTAATAAATATTTTATTGATGGCGTACAACAAGACACATTAGAACTGTTTGAAGGCAACACTTACAGATTTGATCAAAGCGATAGTAGTAATGATGGTCATCCACTAAGATTTAGTACGACCTCAAACGGAACTCATGGTGGTGGAACTCAATACACAACTGGGGTAACAACAGCTAATACCCCTGGATCAACAGGTGCTTATACAGAAATTACTGTAGCAACAGACGCTCCAACATTATATTATTATTGTACTAATCATTCAGCGATGGGTGGACAAGCCAATACTCCTATTGTTTATACAATACAAACTACAACTGGAGCACCAGTTACAACTGTTGTTGGAACAACAGCGTTAGGTGATGAAACAGTTACTGGTAGTGCAGATATTGCAGTAACACTGGCTAGTTTATCAATTTCAGCAGGGACTCTTGCAATAACAGCGAGTTCTGTGTTATCTTTAACAGGAGTTAGTGGCACTGGTGCAACTGGTGAAGAACAAGTTTATAGCTTAATTGAACCCACGCAAGTGGCTAATTGGATAGAGAAGGCAGCATAATGGCAACATATGTAAACAATCTTAGGTTAAAAGAAATAACCACAGGTGACGAATCTGGAACTTGGGGTACGTCAACAAATACAAATTTAGAATTAATTGGTGAGGCATTAGGTTTTGGAACAGAAGCCATAACAACAAATGCAGACACACATACAACCACAATAGCAGATGGTTCGGCAGATGAAGGTAGAGCCATGTTTATTAAATACACTGGCACACTAGACTCTGCGTGTACAATAACCATAGGTCCAAATACTTTAAAAAGAGTTCATATGATTGAGAACGCTACAAGTGGATCACAAAACATAATAATATCACAAGGTTCTGGTGCAAACGTAACTATAGGACCTGGAGACACAAAAGTTGTCTATCTTGATGGTGCAGGTTCTGGTGCAGCAGTTGTAGATGCCTTTGTAGATTTAGATTTATCTGGTGGCTCTGTAAATGTTAGTACAGTGAAAACAAATTCTGGTGACATGACATTTGATTCTGCTGCAGATATTATACTTGATGCAGATGGTGCTGATATAATATTCAAAGACGGTGGAACAGCTATTGCACACTTAACAAACTCAAGCAGTGATTTTGTTATAGAGACAAAAGTTCAAGATAAAGATTTTATAGTTAAAGGTAATGATGGCGGTTCTGGAATTACTGCTTTAACAATAGACATGTCAGGTGCGGGAGCTGCAACATTTAACAATGATGTAACTGCTTTCTCTGATAAAAGACTTAAGACAGATATAAGTCCTATAGAAAATGCTTTAGAAAAAGTTATGCAGATGCAAGGTGTTTACTACAAAAGAAATGATGTAGAAAATGCTCGTACTCAAGTTGGCGTATTAGCACAAGACATGGAGGGTATTGTACCAGAGGTTGTGTTGACAGCAGATGATGAGATGCAAACAAAATCTGTAGACTATGGTAAATTAACAGCAGTTTTAATGGAAGCAGTCAAACAACTTAGCAACGAAGTAACACATCTAAAACAACAGATTCTTAACGGAGGTTGATCAGTGGCAATACCAAGTTCTGGACAATCTTTAGCTTTTTCTGCACTAAGGACTGAATTTGTAGGTGGTTCTAGTGCAATAAGTCTTGGAGATCTTTATAGAGGTGGTTCTAATATAAGAAAAAAAGCTGGTAACAATCCTGCTACAAATCTTGCTGCTTCTATCGCAACATCTGGTGCTCTTGACGTAAGTGATTTTTACGATCAAGCTAAAGGTTTTAGTTTTACATATGCAACTGGTTCTATTACAGAGTCAAATTTAAGTGCTCAGTTTGGTGATGACTATGCTGTAGACTACCCCAAAGTTGTAACTATACCAGCTAACACTACTCTTGGTGCTGATGATACTGCCGAGTATGGGTTAGAGGTTGACTCTGGTGCTTCAGGTCCAATAACTATTACCAACAATGGAACTATTATTGGTGCTGGTGGTGCTGGTGGCAGTGCAGGATCTGCTAATGGTGGCACTGGATCTGCTGGATCTGCTGGTGGTGACGCTATGAAAGTCGCTAGTGCTTGTACTTTTGTCAATAACGGAAGTATCTTAGCTGGTGGCGGAGGCGGTGCTGGTGGCGGAGGTGGCGGAAAAGGTGGTAACCTTCAACAACAACAGCAACAACAAACCACTGGTCAACAAGGTCCAACAATTAACGCAAGTAGCTATAACACTGGATGGTTCACTGCATATGGTCCTGGTACAACACCTCAATATGGTGCAAATCCTAAACCCGCTGGAGCCGTTTATGTTAGATGGAGTGCAAGTACGATAAGGAATGGTCCTCCTAAAGGGTTGACATCTACAACTTCAGGTCAATACACATATTATAGAGGTCCTCAAGATGCCTCTCACAACCACAATAGTCCAGAAAATGATTTTCAATACAATGAAACAAGGTATCGAATAAGAAGAACTTTTCCTCAACAACAACAATCACAAAACCAAGTGTCTGGTCACAATGGTGGTGCAGGAGGTGCAGGAGGACTAGGTAGAGGTTTTCAAAATCAGCCTGGAGGAGACTCTGGTGCTAGTGGTTCTTCTGGTTCAACTGGTCAAGCTGGAAATGGTGGTCCTGGTGGCGGAGGCGGTGCTGGTGGCGGTTATGGTCAATCTGGCAGTGGTGGAACAAATGGAACAAATGGAACAAACTCAACCACAAGTGGTGCAAGTGGTGGATCAGGAGGATCAGGAGGAGCAGCAGGATTAGCAGTTGAAAGAGCTTCACCAATAAGTTTTACTTTTACAAATAACGGAACAGTCTCAGGAACAGTGCAGAGTTAAGGAGTACATAATGGCAACATACGCATGGACAATAGATAAATTATACACAAAAAATATCACAA